CTGAATGGGTTAATCCATATTCAGTTTCATTTAATCAAACTATACTTAATGGTAATGGATAATGAGTACAACAGAGGGTGGTATAAATATTATTTTAGAAAATTTAATTTATTATTTGGATACCTCAAATCCTAAATCTTATATTTCGGGCAGTACTTCTTGGTCAGATATTAGTGTACAACAAAAAAATAGTGGAACATTAATTAATGGTGTAACATTTTCTGAAACAAATAAGGGTTGTTTATTACTAGACGGATCTAATGATTACATAGGATTACCACAAATAACAACAAACCAAACATTTGGTAACTATTCTTTTAGTATTTGGTTTAGTCCAACAATTAATATAACGCCAGCAAATACAAATTATTATATGGTTATGGAAGCCCAAAACACATTACTTAATGGTGTTGATAATTATTTACATTTACTAGGTAATGCTTCAGGTAGGATTAGTTTTCAAACATTTAACCCATTTGGTATTATATATTCCACAACTAATAATTGGACTATCAATAATTGGTATAATATAACTTGTACTTATGATATTTTAACAAGTACAATGTCACTTTATGTAAATGGGGTTTTAGAAGGTACATCAACTAGTTTGAATTGTTATTTTAACACAAATACCCATTTTAATTTGGGTACATATTCTACTCCTGGGAAGACTTGGTTTTTACCTGCAAGAATAAATAATTTTATGGTTTACACAAAAACCTTATCATCATCAGAAGTTTTACAAAATTATAATACATTAAAACGTAGGTTTGGGTTATGAGTACGGTAGGTAATTGGCGAGGGCCTAATATTGTTGAAGATGGTTTATTAATTTATATAGACCCAAGTTCACCGAATTCTTATTATAGTTTACAGGGTGGGTCAACATTAAAAGATATTTCTGGAAACATAAATAATGGTTCTTTGGTTAATACACCAATATTTAGTACATCTGTCGGTGGTATGTTTACTTTTAATGGGTCTAACCAATATATTAATTGTGGAAACACACCACAATTACAAATAACTTTAGGGACAATCAGTGCTTGGATTAAAGCAACAAGTGGTAATAGTAGTTTTAGAGGTGTTATTACAAAACAAAACGCTTGGGGTTTATTTTTAATTGATAATGTATTATGTGCATTTGATTGGGGTAATTACTTAGCAACTTGTCCTAGTTGTAATATAAATGCGGGAATAAGAAGTACTGGAATCAATTTAGGTACAAACACTTGGACTCACGTTGCTATGACATTTGGTGAGACCATTGGGGTTGTTTTACCCGGACCACCAAATAATAATGTTGTTATCTATGTGAATGGTATACCAGTATTAACTACAACAACATTACATTCGGACCATAGCGCACCAATTCAGTTTGCTGGAGCCAACTTTGCTGGACAATATATGGTTGGTAGTATTGCGCAGGGTATTGTTTATAATAGGGTTCTTACATCGTCTGAAATATTACAAAACTATAACTCAACAAAGTCAAGATTTGGGTTTTGATTGTATTTATAAATTTTACAAAATTATAATACATTAAGATCCAGATTTAATTAACACATATATTTATTGTTATAAATCTTGGAAAGGGAAAAGATTAAATGGCAAATGAATTTATAATTAAAAATGGGTTCGTATCAAAGGGAAACGGACTAGTTGATGGTACATTAACCACAACAAGTATATCAGCAACAACTTATTATAATCTACCACCTTCAGGTGTTTCAGGAAGTGGATTTACAGGGCAAATTGCTTTATTTGATACATCTTCATCACTAAGTGGAAGTAGTCAATTGACTTATAATAATGGTATATTACAAGTAATAGCTACTGGGACAACGCTTACCGACACAACTTTTAGAATTAGAAATAGTGTAGATAGTGGTAATTTATTTTCAGTCACAAATTCAACAGTGAGCACCACTTGGGATGACAATTATACTTTACAATATGGTGACTCTAATTTTGGTCTAACTATGAGAAAAAATGGCCAATATGGTACAAACCTATCAGTCAATCAGTTTGGTAACCCAGCAATTATTTTAAGTGAAAATGGTTTAAGTTCCAGCAGTGGTAAATTAACTTTAGGTAGTCTAACTCACGGAAATTACCCCATATCTCTTGCAGGTAATGGGTACGGTTCCGAACTTGATCATATTTTATTTTCACAAAACCAAAACCAAACAAGAAAGGCCTCAATTTTATTTAGGACAGACTATAGTGCTGGTGTTAGTTATGATACTGGTAGAATACAAACAGAAACAGAAATCATTTCGTCTATTTCTAGAAGTAAATTTAATTTTTGGTTGACAGACGGAAATCCAGGTGCTAGTATTTTAAAAAAGGCGTCATTGACGTGTACTAGTAATTTTTTATTAGGTGATTTACAACAAGACATTACGGATTCAAATTGTATTTACATACCTAATGGTACCTCACCTACTAGTGGTATTACAAATGGGTTCAAATTTTATTCAGCCGATAGGGGTGGTGTTGATGGTAAAGCATCTGCTCATTTTAGATCTGAAGATGGTACTGTAAATGTTATAGGTGATTTAAGTGGGTTTGGAACCTCTACCCCAACAGAAAGATTAGAGGTTAGTGGTAAAACAAAAACGACCTCATTACAAGTAACATCGGGAGCAACAAGTGGATATGTATTAACCTCTGATGCTAGTGGTAATGGAACTTGGCAACCAGCAACAATAACCACATTATCTAGTACTACAGCAACAATACATTTTACCGGTAACACAGTATTCGGTACTTACTCTTCACCGATATCTTCTAATTTAACAGATACTTTAACAAATGCTAAATTAGGGGTTACCCAAAAAATATACCATAATAGTGGTACAGCGCCCACAGTTCCAGTTGGGTGGGTATTATTGGGTAGTACAACTTATCAAACAAGTACTGTTAATATAATTTATGCTGAATGGTCTGAAGGGACAAGAGTGGAGTATTGGATAGTAAGGTAAGACTATGAATAAATATAAAGCGATATTATCTAGTATACCAGCTAAACCAATTTTGTGTTATGATTTTACAAATCAAAATTCATATCCAACAACCGGTTCTGTAGTTACCGATTTATTTGATGTTTCAGATGGAACGTTAAGTAATACACCAACCTATTCGGCATTTACGTCAGGGTCAATATATTTTGATGGTGTTAATGAATACTTAATAACTAATACTGCATTAGATAGTTTTTTTAATGGAACATCACCAACAAAATCAGAAGTTACATCTATATTTTTATGGATTTATCCAATGGATAATGGTGTTATTCTTAGTGAACAAGGTACATCACCAACACCAAATACAGCTTGGTTTGACTCTCAAATTGAAATGGTTAGTGGTACTTTAAAATTTGGAATGTGGGATGGTAGTGCTATTAGTTCTATAACTTCATCAATAGCAACCCCTTTAAATAATTGGTATTATATAGGTATGGTCTATAATGGCACAACATTAACTGCATATGTTAATGGTTCATCGGCAGGCACCCTAACATTCAATAGAGCAGCCCCATATAATAATGGTACAAATTTATATTACGCCATTGCCAGTAATTGTCCTACGAGTATGGGTGATGGTTCTTATTCTAAAATGTATTTGAGTCGTTTTGAGGTGTTTAATTATGCTTTAACACAACCACAAATAAATTATAATTATAATATGACAAAAAGTAGATTTGGCTTATAAACTTACAAAAAAGTAAACGTTTTTAGAACTTATTTGATAAACAAAAATATTTATAAATAAAAACACGAAATGGGTAAATTAATTTTAAAAAATAATGGTCTAGAAACACAATTTGTAAATGGTGTTGATTTTACAACCTTAACACCACAAACTGATGTGTATTATGTCGGTGTTGACTCACTTACTGGGACATTTGACAAATTAAATCCAAATGGAACCATTATAGATCTTGAAGCCGGAGGTGGTGGAGGTGGTATAACTGGGGCTACAGAAGTAACATATTCTGACCTTGTCAATAGAATAAGTACTAATACCTTAACGGCCAGTACTTTTTATTTAATCACGGACTTCCAAACTTGTTATGACCAACCAGATTTTGATTATGATGGTAACCCAATTACTAGTGGTAACTATAAACAAGGTCCGGTTGAACCTATTTTAGTTTTGGCAACAAGTGAAAATACAATAAGTGAAATAGCTTACCAACCAACATATCCTAAAGATAGAATACTATATGATTGGACTTATAGTACAACTGAAGTTACTACTAATCCTGCTTTTGGTAGAATTTCCGAAAGAATTGATGAGTTTAACAATAGGACTGATTACGATCACAGAAACATTTTATTTAAAAGATATAGGTTGTTTACTATTAGACAACAACAACCATTAAATGGGTCTATTGAATTACAAAGCGATGGTACTGTGCTTGGTACTAATACTTATTTTACTAGTTTATCTGTTGGTGATGTAATTTATATGGATGGTAATAGTAGATTCCACGAAATTATAAGTATTACCGATAACACAACAATGGCTGTATCCGGTGATACTATAAATTCATTTGGTTGTTGTAGTAATTTTTATATGGGAATTGAAGAAAATAATGGTTCTGGTTATTTTAGTTACAAACAAACAAACGTTAAAACATATGACTATTTAGAATATACAACATTCGGAGATGCAATATCAAACGATTATGTTAAGAACACATATATTGGTAATTACGCTAATAATTATCAAAATGTAGGACCAGGAACTTTCTTATTGGCAAATAATGTGTTCTTAGAAGGGCAATATGAAAGTAATAAATTTGGTGATTACTGCTATAATAATACTTTTGGTACTGACAATCAAAATAATACTTGGGGTGATTATTGTTATGAAAATGTGTCAACCAATGATATAGATGAATGTACTTTTGGTTATTATTTTAATAATAATTTAATAAACTCTAATATGGAGAGCTCTAAAGTTGGGAACCAATTTGCCAATAACAAAATATTAGGTGAAAATAGTACCAATTTTAGGAATAATATAATTGGGGATAATTTCAGTAATAATACTATTTATTCTGATTTTTACGAAAACGATATTTTATATAGATTTCAAGATAATATAATAGGTGATTTTGGAAACTTAGATAATTTTGAGTTTTATAGAAATTATATAAGTAATGACTTTTTAAATAATACTATTAGACAAACGTTTCAAAACAATAGAGTTGGTACTAATTACCAAAATAATCAAATAAATGGTGAATTTATTGGAAACACAATTTTAAACGGGTTTAATAATAACCAAACCGGATATAATTTTAGAGTAAACAATATCGGTAATGGGTTTAATAACAATATTGTAAACGATAACTTTTTTAATAACTCTACAGATTATTATTTCTATAATAATAAAATTAGTAATGATTTTATTTATAATGATATACAAACTTATTTCCAAAGTAATGTACCAGAAAATCAAACTCTATTTGGGTGGTATGATTTATCTACGGTCTCAACAAGAACATATGATGTCTTTAATAATATTGTAGGTAACGGCAATTTAGGTAATAGATTATTAGGTAAAGAATTTGTTATGAGAATTATTTCTACATCACAATACTTTATAATTAAATTTACACAATGGACACAAAATAATAATGGAGGTGGGTTCCAATACGAAAGAACTGAAATTGATTCTGCCGGTAACACAATTGGGTCTACAATATTATTTACAAAAAGAAATTACACTAATGATATTGATGTTATTGTACCAGGTGTTGCTGGAGTTGGAATAACTAGAGGTAACAATGGTGGTATTTATAATAGTTTTTCTGAAGGTGGTTGGAATAGTTCTGTAAGCCCTAGTGATACTGAATGGAATTCTATTTATACCGAGCCTAATAGTGGTGAAAGATTTGGGTATAATAAAATTGGTAACCTTTTCCAAAACAACATAATCGGTAGTGATTTTGGTTATGGTGGGGGTAACGAACAGGGTAACGTTATTAATGATAAATTCCAAGACAACCTAATTGGTCAATTTATGTATAACAACGTTATTGGTAATGAATTCCGTGATAATGTTATTGGGGATAATTTTGAAAATAACACAATTAAAAATTATTTTTATTACAACTCAATTGGTAATAATTTTGAGTCAAATATAATCGGCGATTACTTCGGTAATTTTAATTCAGATTCCACACCACCAGTAACAAACACAATTTTCAACGACTTTAAATTTAACAAAATTGGAAATTACTTTGGTAATGACACAAATTATCCTGGTGCAACAAATCCAGGTGGAAATGGTGGAAATGTTATAAATACCGGTTTCCAATACAATGTTGTCGGTGATGATATCATATATAATCTAATAGATTCCGATTTTACAAATAATAAAATAGGAAATTCATTTTGGTTTAATTCATTTAATACATTATCAATACTAAATAATTTTGGTGATTACTTTGTTGGAAACGCGGGTATTGGTGGATTCCCAAATCCAATTAATGGTGTGTTTACTTCAAATAACGTTGGTAATTTTATGGCATTTAACATTATTGATAATGATTTTGAGGACAACCAAATAGGACACTATTTTGGTAATGGTGGCTCCGGAACTGAAAACACAATATATAGTGAATTTAGATCAAATAAAATAGGTAACTATTTTGGTTTTGACGGACCAACAAGTGGTGGAAATACAATATACTCACCATTCTACAATAATTTAATTGGGGATAGTTTCTATGATAACTTTATTGGGGAACCTAGTATAAGTAGTTCTTTCTATAGAAATGATATTGGTAATGATTTTAGAGAGAATATTGTATACTACGAATTCCAAAATAACGAAATTGGAAATCAATTTAATAATAACATTTGTGGTAATGAATTCTTAAAAAATACCATAGGTAATGGATTCAATAACAACAAAGTAAGTTATTTTGATACCAATAAACTTGGCAATGGTGTTAATGGTAATATTTTTAATTACGATGTCACCAATAACTTTATTGGTAATTATTTTGGGAATAATAGATTGTCCTCAATGGATAGTAATTCTATTTTGAGTGATTTTAGTAATAATAGATTTGGTGATGGATATGGTTTCTATGACTTTTCAGATATTACAACTAGAACGTATGATAATTTTAGAGATGCTTTAAATGGTAATGTTGGTAATAATATAATTGGTAGAGAACTTATTATGTATGATACAGTTAGTAATGAATATCATAAAGTTGTATTTACCAAATGGACTCAAGGAGGAAATGGCGGTGGATTTAAATATACTAGAGAATTGGTCTTCCCAACATCTGGACCTACAATCACATTTGAAAGACCAGATTATAGTCCATCAACAATTGATGTTATAGTTCCTGGAGTACTTGAAATTAAAAGAGACGACAATGGTGGTGGTATATATAATGTTGCTGTTGAGGGATCATTTAATAGTTCAGTTTCACCAACAAACACAACTTGGAACTCTATGTTCACGTCCCCAACACCCGGAAACAACTTTAGTAATAATGTAATTGGGTATGGGTTTTATAACAATGAAATTATAGGTAATAATTTTTATTATAATAACATTAGTAACGCCTTCCAAAGTGCGACAAATATAGGGTCAAACTTCCAAAAAAATATTATAAACTGTATTGTTAGCGGTTATGATTTTACATCAGCAACTTTTGTGTATGACAACTACAATTGTAATGTATTTGAAAACTCAAGTAATTCTATTAGATTAAGCTATTATGATGGTAGTGACGTATTAAACATAACAAATATTAACTCTTAAAAAAAAGAATATGGCAAGTAGTGAATTTTATATATTAGAAAGTTGTAAAAATCCAGGACAACGAATAATCGCACAATATGATAACAGGCGTGTTGAGGTGTTTCAAAATGAAAAACAATTAGGTGATATTGTAGCACTAGAGTCAAAGGATAACTTTTTGGCTAATGCTGAAAAAGGTGAAATAAAACCAGTCACAATATTTGTTTATAACTCATCAAATGATACGATTGCCGGTTGTTTTACTGTGGTTGATCAAACTCAAACTGAGGGGTATGACTATTATATTAACCCCGGACTAGGTGGAGAATTTAAAAATTGTGGTGATTGTCAATACCAATTAGGTGTTGAGAATATCTCAAGTGTTGATACAATAAAAAAAGCTGAAGGATCAAAAATAATTTTAGCACAAATAATAGACAAAATATAACATAAAATGAGCGTAAAATATATAATAGATAATTTAGACAATACACTAACAGAACAGATAATTAATGGTGCTGTAAGTGCTACAACATTTTCTGCTGTTACATATTATGGTGATGGTAGTAATTTAACAGGTGTTGTATCTTCATTTACTGGGAACACATCAGGAAGTCCAATTAACGAACTACACGTTTGTAATGTTGTTGGTTGTTCACCAATAACTTTTTTTGATAGCATACAATCAAATGGGTCTATAGCTGATGATTTTTTATCAATGGCTTTTGGTTATAACGTTGTAGCTAGTGGGAGTTATTCTCACGCCGAAGGTTATCAAACAACGTCAAAAGGTCTCACTTCCCATGCTGAAGGTATTGATACAACATCTAACGGTGAGTATTCTCACGCAGAAGGGTATCAAACAAGAACATATGGTGGTTCTTCACACACTGAAGGGGCTTATGGTGTTACAGGTTTACCTGCTTGGACGACTAATGGTACGTTTAATGGCCTAATTCAATTACCTAGCGGTTTCGGTGATTTATCTAGCAATTTCCCATCCGGAACTATAGTTGTTTTATATGGTCAGTTCTACACTGTAAGTGCCTCAACATTCACCACTTTAACAAACATACAATTAACTGATACAACATTAAATGCAGGCGGAGGGCTACCACTTTCAATTTATGACCCAACCTCATTAGCAACAACGTACCCATATCAAGGGGTAAACCAAAATACATCCCAATCCCTAGGTTTTGGGGCTCACGTTGAAGGTGGTTACTTTTTTAATAATGTTGCGTTAGGTGTTGGATCACACGCAGAAGGTGATGACAACTTAAGTTTAGGTTACGTTTCTCACGTTGAGGGTGTTGGTAATATAACAATTGGTTACTCGTCACACGCTGAAGGCTATAACAATAGAGTTGGGTTACCTGGTTGGGAAACAGACGGTACAAGTAGTAGTGTTGTTGGTTTACCAGCTTCTTTTGGGGATTTAACGGCTTATTTCCCTAGTGGAACTACAGTTATTTTAGATGGGTCAATACACACCGTAACTACAGCAACGTTTACAACAAAAACAAATGTCACATTAGCAACACCGGGGTTATTTGTTAGTGCCGGAGTTCCACTTTCTATTTATAACCCTGGAGCCTTTATGTGGGGAAAAAGTCTACCATACCAAACTTTATTTCAGGGGGGCACCTATTCACACGCTGAAGGTAACACAACATTAAGTTTAAGTATTGGGTCACACGCTGAAGGTAATGGGACAATTGCATACGAAGGGTATCAACACGTTTCTGGTACGTGGAATGACACAACAAACCCAAATCAATTATTTATTATAGGTAAAGGCACATCAAATTCCGCAAGGTCAAACGCATTTAGAGTTGACACAAGTGGTAATGTTTATGGCGCTGGTGCCAGTTATAATACTGGTGCCGATTACGCTGAATATTTTGAATCCGTAACAGGTGAAGCACTTCCTTTTGGCACCGTTGTAGAATTAGACGGGGATAAAATAAAAGTTTGTCAAGACGCTAATAACGCAATTGGTGTCATATCATCAACACCTACACTTGTTGGTAACAATGAAGATGGTACAGCAGATGAATGGGTTGGTAAATATGAAAAAGATATCTGGGGTAAAATAGTAATGGAGGATTATTCTTATGACGTTGTTGATAATGTTGTGAGTGGAGTTACAACTCATAAAACAATTACGGGGAAAAGACCAAAGATAACACCAAATTTTGACCCAACTATTACTTACACACCTAGAGCCAAAAGACCTGAATGGAATGTTGTTGGTTTACTTGGTCAAATAAGAGTTCTAAAAAACCAACAAATCCCTAGTAGATGGATTAAAATGAAAGATATTAATGATGAAATATCATTATACTTTGTTAGGTGATATTATAAATTTTAAAAATAACATAAACCCCTTTGTTTAAAATAACAAGGGGGTTTGATATTTATATAAAAATACTTTTATGAGTTTGACAAAGGAACAAATAATGCTTGAGTATGTGAAGTGTATGAGAGACACACCATATGCTTTAAGAACTTATTTACAAACATATGATAATACAGTCTCAAAGTATGTTCCATTAGAGTTATTTCCAGATCAAGTATCTCTACTAAAAGATTATGAAGATTATGAGGAAAATATAGCCCTCAAGTATCGCCAGGCTGGTGTATCAACGGTAACCGCCGCTTGGGTATCAAAAAGACTTGTGTTTGCTAAAAAAGAAAAACCAGAAAAAATTCTAATTATTGCAAACAAACTTGATACGTCAATGGAAATGGCAAACAAGATTAGAGCCTTTGTTGACCAATGGCCAAAGTGGGTTGGTACCGGATTTTCAGCCGACAAAAATTCACAAAGACATTATAAGTTAACAAATGGTTGTGAAGTTAAAGCTGTTGCAACATCACGAGATGCACTAAGGGGTTACACACCAACAATACTTGTTTTTGATGAAGCAGCCTTCATTGAAGCTGACAATGATTTCTGGGCAGCTTGTATGGCGTCACTTTCTACCGGTGGTAAAGTAATTGTTGTATCAACACCAAATGGATATGACCCAATTTATTATGAAATCTACGATCAATCAACAAAAGGTATAAATAACTTTAAAATCTCTGAAATGTTTTGGTGGAAAGACCCAAGATATTCCAAAGACTTATATCTTGTCCCAACAGATGATATGGTTGATTATTTATTACACAAAGAAGAAAGAGACCATTCTGGAAATATTTCATTTGGGGATTCTGACCCATACGAAAGAGATTATGACCACATAAAAGAATATTTCCTTAAAGGATATAAACCATGCTCATCCTGGTATGAGAAAATGGTTAAAAAATTAAAATACGATAAAAGAAAAATTAACCAAGAGTTAAATTGTGAATTCTTAGGATCTGGAGATAACGTATTTGACGCAAAACAACTAGAATATCTAAAATCAAATACAATCTATGATGCACCAAATAAAATGATGGGAAATTCTCTTTGGATGTGGAAAGAACCAGAACAAGGACATAAATACATTATGGGTGTTGATGTATCAAGAGGTGATAGTGAAGACTTTTCATCAATTCAAATTATTGACTTTGATGAAAGAGAACAAGTTCTTGAATATGTTGGGAAAATACCACCGGATGCACTTGCTGAAATAGCATACAAATGGGGATTAATGTACAATGCTTTTTGTGTTGTGGATATTACCGGAGGTATGGGAATTACAACAGTTAGAAAAATGCAAGAACTTGGTTATAAAAACTTATATATTGATGGGGTTGATACGACAAATATCTGGTCGTATAACGCAAAAGCCTTGGATAAAATCCCCGGGATTAATTTTAACAATAAACGGGTTCAGATTATTGCAGCGTTTGAGGAGTATGTAAGACACAAGTTTAAAATTAGAAGTTCTCGTTTGTACAATGAGATGAACACATTTATTTATGTAAATGGTAGACCAGATCACCAGAAAGGACAACACGATGATTTAATTATGGGGATATCAATGGCAATTTATGTTGGGGAATCGTCATTCCAAAAACTTGAAAAGGTTGTTGAAAAAACAAAAATGATGATTGAATCTTGGACTGTGTCAAATAATGATTCAGTTAGTAGACAACTTCATTTTGACCCGGTACTTCCAAATATGAATACAATGAATGATAGATATAGAAATAATAGTGGGCCAAGTAGAGAGGAGTATATGAAATACGGCTGGTTATTTGGTGGAATGACAAGATAAAAAAATGGGATTAGAAAGTAGAAAAACATCTGGCAGATTAATTGGTGGATCAACACTTACTGTGACTGGTCAACCTATTTATTCGGTTAAAAAATTTCCAAATACTTTTCAGTATAAGTATAGACCATTACCAGAAGGTGGTCCCGGAACACCGGTAACAACAACTACAACCACTCAAGAAATAACAACTTGTTATATTCTAACACAAGATTACGATTATATAACAACACAAGATAATTATGTCTTGGTTTGGTGTTAAAATATTTAATATTATAAAAAAATATTTAAATTTTAAATATGGAAAATAAAAATAATGAACTAACTGTTTGGCAACGACTGACCCAGGCCTTTGGTCCCAACTCTTTATTGGGTCAAGATGTCCCAACGTATAAGTTTGATAAGAAAGAACTTTTAAGAACTAAAGATAGAAATGAATACGAAAAAGAGTTACTACAATCTCAACAAACTTTATATTTAGCAAATCAATGGCAAAAGATTGAAAGTAATTTATATACTCAAGCAATATATTATGAACCAACAAGACTTGCAGCATTTTATGATTATGAATCAATGGAGTTTACTCCGGAGATATCAACAGCACTTGACATTTATGCTGAAGAGTCAACAACACCAGATGAAAACGGACATATACTTCAAATATATTCAGAATCAAAAAGAATAAAAGGAATTTTAGCCGATTTATTTAATAATACATTAGATATCAACACAAACTTACAGATGTGGATTAGAAACACTTGTAAGTATGGTGATAATTTTGTTTACTTAAAATTAGATCCAGAAAAAGGAATCATTGGTTGTGTTCAGTTACCGAATATTGAAATTGAAAGGTTAGAAAAGGGTATGTCCCCAAAAAGACCTAACACTGAAGTAAAACCAGACGAGAAGGGTGTTAGGTTTAATTGGAAAGAAAAAAATATGGAATTTAACACTTGGGAGGTAGCACACTTTAGACTTCTAGGTGACGATAGAAAATTACCATATGGAACTTCTATGCTTGAAAAGGCAAGAAGAATTTGGAAACAATTAGTACTTGCTGAAGATGCGATGTTAATTTATCGTACATCAAGAGCCCCGGAAAGAAGGGTATTCAAAGTATTCGTTGGAAATATGGACGATAAAGATGTTGAACCATACGTACAACGTGTTGCCAATAAATTTAAAAGGGATCAAATTGTAGATAATAAAACAGGTAATGTTGATTTACGATTTAATCAAATGGCGGTGGATCAAGATTATTTTATTCCGGTTCGTGATGCAACACAAACAATGCCAATTGAGACATT